ATTCGCCAATTCTCTTGTCGGGACTTCTATGATCGACTCGATTATGAAATTGTGCTTCCCATACTTCTTCATCGCGTTGTAGAGATACCTGCATCGATTCTTATACGCATGGGCGCTAAAGCGGTCAGCAAGACTCTGTCGAGTCTGACCGACGTATCGCTTGCCGTTAACCGTATTCGTAATTAGGTAGACAAACATGAATTTCTCCCACCTTTAATGGTATCACGAATACGGTGTTTTGTCAAACTTTATTCTTTTCTAATCGGCCATGTCGGCCGCCAACCGGCGTCTGGTGCGTCGCTCGATGGCGGGACGAATAGTGTCGCGGCTGTCGGCTTACCGAATATCCTATCGTACTGGATTCTCATCTGGGCTTTTTTCTTCTCGCCTTCCGCGTACGCCTTGGCTTGCTCGGCGTCCTTTTGGTTCATGGAAGTGATGGGAAAGAAAGTCAGATGAAAATAACTCATCGCGTCAGGGATATCGTCTTTCCGTCCTTTCGTCTTCTCTTCGCCGGTGTACCGCGTGAGCTGATAAAAGGTCGGGTCTATCCAATTGCCGATGACGAACCAAAGCAGGTCTTCCTTCAATAGTGTTTCGAGACCTTTGATCCTGTTTCTCTTCGCGTGTTTCTCGAGCGACGGTTGCCGCCAGAAAATATCAAGCGTGACGCCGAAGACTGGAGCGAGTCTGTGAAGCTCGTTCTTGAGCCACTCAGACCCGGTCGAATTTTCGATTAGCGTCTTTTTAGGATTCCATTTCTTATTCAGACTGATGATCTGCAGCGCGAGTTCTGAAGACGTCCACTTATCGCAAACGACTTCCAGAATGACTAGACCGGTTCTGCCGTCTTCGCGACGATACACCCGTCCGACAACGCCGGCAGAGTAGTCCGATCGCTTATTCGCGGTCAACGCCCAGTCCCAGCAAATGAAAGTATCCCCGGTTTGCGGGGCCGCTTCCTTCTGGTAAAGATGTCGGCGAAGAACATCTTCGTCGAATGAGACCTTGAAGTTGTCGTCGTCCATTGAGCCAGCCGGCTCGTTGAGTTGTTGACAACGAAATTGTTTTTCATCCTCGAGTAGCTTATCTCGGAGTGATACGAATGTCGCTTTTTCCGGGAAATTCAGAATTACCATATCCTTGGTAAGTTCCTTTAAAGGAACCTCCAAGTACTCTGGTTTGACTTCCCAGCACTTACGAATAAATACCTTAATAGCAGAATCACTCGACTCTTCTGACTTCTGGAGTTTTAGCCCGTACCAATCAGGCACCGGCTTACCAAAATAGCGAGTCCCGATAGAGTCGGCAAAACCCCACTCATCAAGAATGCTGCTCGTCCCGCCGTATTTCTTGTTCAATTCTTCTCTGACTTCTTCCTTGTTGCAGTTTTTATCTGTGATGACATCGTCACCTTTCTTGACGTCACAGTGCCATCCCGACAAATTGCCGCCGACCGGACGAACCCAAAACGTTGGTTCTGTCTGGTTATGCTTTCGACAAGGAACTATGAAAGGGGTACCTGTTGTGCTTTCTCTTCCCGTCAAGACGTACTCGGGAAACAATAGGTGGAAGTCAGTCGGCTTTTCACCTTTAGACAAGCATAAATATTTTTTAATAGCGATCATCATGACTTTCGCCAAAGAGTGTTCGCCGGTGATGAGTAGGATGCGGATGTCCGGGACATTGATCATCCACTGGACGCAATCGACTCGACTGATCGTCGACTTATAGAATCCACGAGGGTCGAGTATCAAAGCTTGTTTTGTAGGATTACCATACTCATCGAAACGAAGTTGTCTATCGATAGCTTTGTGGACATCACCGATAGTGTACCCGTCCGGGAAAGCTCCATCAAAGTTCTTCTGGACAAACTGATCACAGATGATTTGATGTGTAGTCGATATAAAGTCGTGCCTCAAAACCGCTACTCCGAACCAGAATAAATCTTTTCGTGCCTTGTCCCTGAGATCGAGCCATTCTTCGAAAGAGCGGCTCAAACCCATAACCTCGGAGTTCGAGGGGTTCGGGAGAACTATCTTTTTCTTCTTTCGTGGGTCGTCTTCGTCTTCTTCTGTTTCTTTGTATGGCATGCCGAGATAAATCTTTCCTAGGCTCTCATACGACAACGCCTCAGACTTATATCGCTTTCCGACGGACTGCCTGTCCTTCTCGAGCAGGGAATCAAGAAACTCGCTGAGCTTCTTTAAATTTTCCTGATAGTTCTTATTGTATGCCTTTTTTGCTTCGCCTTTTAACGCCATTGAGGCTCCTGATTACTATCGAACTACTCTAATGCTTTTCTCGCTTTATCCACCATATTCTTCTTGATATTCAACTCGTCACCCGTTGTAGAACCGGGTGGTGTGGACTTCTTGACTAGCGAGTATGGCGCGTCCGAATATTCGTGCTTCGGCGCCGGTGACCGCAAACCTTCCGGAACCGGTGTCGGTGACGGTCGGGTCAGGCGATCGTTTTCATCCGTGTGCTGGATGTCTTCCTTCACACCGGCCAAGATGTCTGCTGCGGATTTACCAGCGGCCATTTGTTTTACCCTCGTTGGATTCTTTAATCATCAAAGCGACCCAGACCGCTAAACATGGTGCGGATATAGACTGACTTAACCACAGCAACAAATCTCCGGGACTCGCGACGCCATCTCCGAGACTCAACCAATCACAGAAAAACTTTAAGTGAGTCGCTGACGTCATCAATACGTGTCGGGCATCGAAATCAAACTGGGACGCGATGTCCGTGGGTATCAAGACAGGCATCTGGCCGTGGTTCAAAGCCATAACACCAAGGTTGAATAGACCGCCGAGATAAAATAAAAAGGTGGGGCCGAGCAGCAGATACCAGTAAGGAATTTTTAACTTCAAGTATTTTCTCTTATGACCGATGTCTTAACAAGGCATATGCCGGCCATAACTCCGCTCGCTTGCGCGACCCCTTGTTCGAAGTTATTTAATTGAAACTAGATGCAAACCTGTCGGGGTCGGTGGACCGCCGTGATGGCGAACCACCAACCAGATGATAATCCCGACAATAACTGCGATGATTGGAATTGCGATCTTAAAGAGCCACCGCGACAAGATTTGTTGGCGGGTTTACATCAGCCTGCGAGATAGGAATAGTAGCCGTGACTTCCGTAGAGTGAATCGATTCGACGCCTGCCAGAATGGCGGTCACGACGTAATCAACTTTTTCCCCAGCGGTAACGGCGGTATCGACATAAGTCGTTCCGGCTACCGGAACAGCGTTAATCGGTGTTGCGCCTTCGTTGCCGGGAGGATTGGTTCCACGATAGACGTTATAGGTCGTGACTCCGGGCGTAGTGCTCGCTGTCCATGTGAGTGTAACTTGGTGTGCCATCTAATCTCCTATGACTTCTGTGTCAAACGGTTGGCTGAGTAGTGTGCTACCGAAAAGGCGGTCGCGCCTGCGAGGGTTCCGGCGTCAGGCATGGCATGTGTGTGCATCACGATGTGTGTAATCCATCCGATAGACGCGAAGGAGCACAAGGCTGAGAGTAAGCGGGATGAACTTGGCACCCCGCTGTCCATGAAAGCTTGTTTAATGAAGTCTTTCATTTTAGTGTTTGAACTTCTTCGCGCTTAATGCGAACTGCCCCATCTTAGCGACGTGTTCAACATTGCTCGCAGCCGCTTTATGCTTATACTCATCAGGAAGCGTGTCACTATCAGAACCCGACCAACCTTGTTTTCGAGCCCATTGATGTAGTCCGCCTTTTCGTAAATGAAACAAAGAACGGTATGGGCTAGCTTTTTTGCTGTCCATTACGCCCCCATCGGTCCGGCCGGTGGTGCGGCTGGGCCTGCGGGTCCTGCGGCGGCTGGAGCGGCCATAGATGCCGGCGCGACGGGTGCCGCCTGCATGTCTTCGCCGGGGTTCGGCTGGGATGTGTGCTGCATCATGGAGTCCATCATGGCATCATGGTCGCCCACGGCGTGCTTGACGTCCTTTTGCGGGCCGTCTTCATGGTGGTGAGTCACGGTATGGCTTCCGTCGCCGTGGTGCTCTACTGTAGAATGCGTAAAACCGTGTCCGGCGTGCTTCTTCTTTTTCTCTGGTGCCTTTTTATCGGCCATTGTAGGCTCCTATTAATCGCAGTCCGGCATAGCCGACGGATTGGCGTTTCCAGCTTCAGACCGCACGTTGAATCCGTGTGCCTTCTTCTGGACAGTATTGTTCGCGAGGTTACTTTGAAGCGGGCCGTGTCCAGTTTCCTGATTCGTAACCGAGCCTTCACCCATCTTGTTGCCCTTACCGGACAGAACGCGTTCGCGCTGGGCGTGTGCCGCTTTGTGCGGAGCCGGATTCAGCTTGGCTTGCTTGACGCTTTCCTTCGTGTGTGCCGGATGGACGGATCCAATCGCCAAGCCTTCAGCGTGTCCAATATCCGTTTCATGCGACTTACCCGACTGTTTCTTTGTGAACTTTGACATACGATCTCCTAAAATATGCGGGGTCTCCGCGTCTGTGTGCTCTTCTGGGCTTTTTTAAGGCTTAGGTAAGATTCGTTTCCGAATGCGGCATCTTTTCCGCGTGCGTCCGACCGACCCCGTAGTCAGGTTCTTCCACAGAGTTGAATCCGATACATTATTTCTTTCTTGCCTCGTGTGCCATTTTGTATGAGGCGGATTTCATGTCCCATCCAGATGGCGGTTTAGGCGCGTCAGGTTTAGGGGGAGCCGGAGTATTATCTTCGGCTTGAATAAGATCTGTACTCTCGCCCGGTTTAGCGACGAAGCCTGCAAAGTCTTTATCGGGCATTATACGTTCCGTGTTTCTTGAGCGATATCTGGTTTTGTACCGTCAACGAAAGGCTTCCGTTCTACCGTGACTACGATAGATTCTTGGACTCGCGCGAGATGCTGGATGAACGCCCCGTTAAGGGCGTCTACAGAATCTTTTGTGTCATCCAACCTTCTGCTGTAGCCTGACATCTTGGTATCAATATCTCGGACGTCTGATGCCAGCGTTCCTAAAGCCGTTGTGTGAGAATCGAGCGATGCTTGGATGTGCGGTAGATGGTTTGTTTTAAGCAAGACAACGCTTGTGTTAATCTCCGATACCCGTTTGAATATAACCGCTAACCATTTCAATCCACCTGCCAACAAAGCCGTCACGCTCACCCCAACACCGATGACTTTAAATAAGTCGAGCGTGTTTTGGGAGACCATGTAATCCTTAAAAGTTGTCGAGGCTATGACTCGACGTGCTATGATTTTCACATTTTTCGAACCGTGGGGCTGCTTGATGTTATGCATGCCGCCAAATCGGACGAAGTGACGAGGTGGCTTAGTAACCACCCCGGGTTAATCGGAGCAGTTACTCAGCAGACGCTGTGAACTGATACAAATGTGCCAAGTTGCCGGTTTCGCTGACGGAGAAAGTCACGCGTACCACGAGACCGAACACAGTCCCGATAGTCTTTGAAGTTGCGCCCGAGAAGTCAAGACCAGTCAGGGTGTTCGACAAAGCCGTCTGTGCAACCGCGGAGTTATCGACTGCGCCATACTGGATACCCTGAAGGAATCCGCCTGGGGTCGTTCCGCTTACAACAGCCTGCAAGAACCACGGGTACGCCGTGTTCAAGTTGGTTTGTGCCGTGATTGCGCCGGACGTTGCGATCGTCGTGTAGCTCGGCGAAAGCACAGTTCCTGTGTTCGCTTGGATATCGATCGTGACGGACGGGCAAGCACCGAACGGACCGACTTGGAAGTCGCCGGCAGCGGTAATCGTGAACTGCTGGCCGTTCAACTGGTTGTCGCCCTTGATGGCTAGCTGACCGGTTGCGTTCGTGGAGCTCGGAGTCGTGCTGGCACCCGCGGTGAAGTTTCCGCTCGGTACCGGGAAATACTTCGGGAGAATACCTGTTCCGCCGACAGTTACCGGGTTCGAACCGTTAACCTGAAAATTAGCAAAAATACTCATTGTGTTTCCTCTTTTTTAGTTTACGTCAAATGGCAGGAGCGCCGTCACATGACGCTTTTGTAAAGGGGAATGCTTGAACGTGCTGCAGAACCCCAACAAAATTTTATAGAAAATGTTTTGATTAAATGTACGATATGGTGCAGGTTACAGCCGAACTTGGGCTCGTATTGCCGCCAGTCCCGCCGGTGGTAACACACGCAATAGAAAGGGCCGTACCGAATGTGACGCCGGGAGCAGCACCTGTGAGGAAAGGAACTGTTACAACACTTGACGCTGGTACAAAGATGACTGTATCTGCCGCGGTGGTGCCCAAAGTTACTGAGCCGCTTGCGAGGTTAAACATTTTTAGATAGGAACTCGCAGCATTGAGGGAGTTGTCAATAACGGCGTAAAGAATTTTACATGATGAGGCTTTGACCGCATCTACCGCATTTCCTAAGTTCGTATCCGTGAATAGAATCTCATTCGACGGAGTCTGAATAGTAATTTGAGTTATTGCCAATTTGAATCTCCTGTTTCCTTCTTTCTATAAAGAAAAAGGGGGTGTGTTAATAGCACACCCCGTAACGTTTAACTAGCTGTTGATGTTGTGGCCTTCAGCGTTACCGGTGTTGAGCGGTACGGTTGTGTCGTAGTAGGCTACTCCGAGGTAATCCAAGTGCCAGATCGGGGCGTCGCCTTGACCTATGATTCCGAAGATGTCTTCCTGCTTGTTGTTCTCGCTGAAGACGTCCAAGAAGATTTCAGCCGCGGTCAAAGGTGGGACTGTCGTGTCCTTGACTCGGGTGTAATACTTTCCGAACAAGCATTGATTTGTGTAAAGGCCGCCGGTTCCCGGAGGATTCGGATTTGCGCCAGTTCCCGGGTTGTTAACCTGCATAGCGGTCGCGATAGTGATTGCACCGCTCGATGTCACGATACCCGCCAAGGCTCGGCCGTTAAGTACGCCGCCGCCTAGCGTGATACTCGTGTTGGCAAGGATGTTACCGTTCATGACTGAAGTCCCGGCGAAGACGGACGTGTAAGAGCTTCCGACTAGCCATACGACGTTCTGGGCTTGCGCGCCGTTAACGAGATTGACTGACGCTCCGCTTTCCAAAGTCAGACTTGATCCGGCCTTGAATACGAACACAGCGTTGGCGTTTCCCTGTGCGTCTAACGTGATTGACGTCGGGATGTCCATGCTGGTCCCGGCGGAATAGTTTCCGGCGGTGTAGGTCGAGGCCGTCGCGCCGTTCCCAAGAGTGCTTAGGTTGGCGGAAGACGCGCTCAGAGACGTGAAAACCAAAGCGGCGT